CAAGCCCGCTAACGCCAACCTGCTGGACCTCAACGACAAACTCGGCCTCGTTCCCGCCTACGACGACCTCACCGCCGCAACGCTACGGGCGGACTTCATCAAGTTGGTGCAGAAGTTACCCGCAGACCAGCAGGAGCGGTTCATGAAGGACCTGGACCAAATGACCCCCGCCCGCTTTGAGAAGGGCATCCAATTCATTCAAAACCAACTCTCTAAAAAATAAGCCATGGCCAACCTACTATCCCGCCTCAACGCCGACGCATTCGTTGCCCTAATGAACGAGCGTGAGCAGTATTCCAACACCATCAACGAGTTGCTTCAAACGATGCAACAAAAGGATTGGTTCCAAGACCTCACCCAAAAAGAATTGTGGAACTTGTCCATGCACCTTCCCAAAGATATTTGGGATGGGAATATCCGCACGCTTGTTAACCTGTTCCAAACCCGCCCAATCACTAATCCACTATTCCAAACCACCCCAAACCCATGAACCATCTTGTAACCATCCCCAAGTCGGACATTTCCAAGCAGGACATCGCCGAAATCGCCGCTGGCCTCATCCTCCGAATCGAGGAAGGCGAGGTCAATCCCATCGCCGCCCATGTACGCTTGAAGGCGGTCGTGAAAGCCTTGGAGCAAGTCCTCAAGGCAACCGAGGACATCGTTCGGGACGAGGCCGAAAAGCACGGCAAGACCTTCTCCGCCTTCGGTGCTGAAATCCAAGTCAAGGAGGGGGCGTTGACACCCGACTACTCGCACGACCAAGTGTGGAGCGACTTGCAGGCAAGCATGAAAGCCCGTGAGGAACTGCTGAAGATGGCCTTCCGCAACGCTGGCAAGGCAACGGTGTACGACGAATCCACGGGCGAGGCGGTCCCCGTATGTCCCGCCAAGGGTACAAAACCAAGCATCGCTGTGACTTTTAAAACCACTTAACCATGCCCAAACCCAAAGGAAAAGAAATCCAACGAAGGGTCGCCACCATCTACGCCGTGTCGTACCTCGCACAACGCCCATACAGGGCCACAGAACTCGCCGAAGTGCTTGGTGTGACCATTCGTACCACCTACCGAATCCTAAGCGATTTGCGGGCCTCTAATTGGCTCGTACTGGAAAACTGCAAATACTCAATTCAACCTAACCAAACCCCAACCCAAAACCCATGAGCGATTACACCCCCCAACCCAACACCTTCACCCTGTTCGCTAACGACAAAGGTGACAACCCCAAGCGTCCCGACTACAAGGGCGACATCATCATGCCCGACGGGACCAAGATGCGGCTCTCCGCATGGGTCAAGGAAGGCAAGAGCGGAAAGCGGTTCCTGTCAGGCAAAGTGGAACCCATGCAGCAGCAGACCAGCGGCGGGAATTTTGCCCCTCAAGATGGTGATATGCCTTTTTAGTGTAACTTTGTGAACTAATTACATTTACCAATAACCACCTCATGTTTCCGGCCATGCGGTGTTTAGATAAAGGGTTCAATCCATCGTAACCCCTCGCCCCAACTGCCGGAACAGTTGGGGCGTTTTTTTCTTAATGCTATGGCAGAAATATCAATCTTCAAAGCCTCCACGGGAAGCGGTGTACGAAACAACGTCCCGGAGAGCCACATGCAGTTCGTCCAGTACATTCAGGACATCAAGGACGGCATCTTCTACACCGAGGTCATGGCCTACCGTAAGGCCAAAACCGAGGAAACCAAACGAAGGCTCACCGCCGTAACGCCCAGCGGTAAGTTCAAGAAGCAGGGCAAAGAAGGCCTTGAAACGCATTCGGGCATTCTCTGCATCGACATCGATGCCAAGGACAACGAAGGCGTTGACGTGCTGGCAATCCGTGAGGACGAATTTCTCTACGCTCTGCACAAATCAACAGGAGGCGAAGGCTATGCGGCCTACTACCGTATCGAGCCGGACCGCCACCTGGAAGCGTTCTACGCCCTGGAGAAACGCCTTGCGGACAAGTTCCATATCATCGTTGACCCTGCATGCAAGGACGTGTCACGCTTGCGTTTCGTGAGTTTTGACCCGGACGCATTCATCGCCTCCAAAAATGTGCAGGTGTTCAAGACCTACTTACCCAAGGTCAAAGCCGCACCGGTCCCAAATTTCTATCCCCACGGCGAACACGATGTCGAACACATCCTCCAGCAACTGGAGGCCAAGCGCATTGACCTGACGGATTCCTATGCCGATTGGGTCAAGATTGGCTTTGCCATTGCTGCAAAGTACCATGAGCCGGGGGCCGACCTGTTCCATCGGGTTTCGGCGCTATCCCCGAAGTACAACCCCGAAGCATGCGACCGCAAGTACAAGCAACTCTGCCAGTCCAAGCAGAACCAGGTGTCCTTTGCTTCGTTCATGTGGCTCGCCAAGAACGCAGGTGTTGAAATCCAAACCAAGCAGACCAAGCACATTGTGTCAACCGCCAAGTCCCACCGCATGCGGGTCGGGACCAACGGAGGACCCAAGGACATCAACGCAGCCAGCGAAACCGCAATCCGGATTCTTCGAGAGATTGACCAAATAAACGTGGAGCAGTTGGAAGAAATCGTCGCCAACACCATGGCTCTTGATACTACGGAACTGAAATCCGCTGACACCGAGGACACTCCGCTAAAGCAAATCAAGGCTTACTTGAGGTCATTTGACCTAAAGCGCAACGAGGTGACCCGATGCATCGAACTGAAAGGCGAACCCATTACCGACGTTGATATCAACGATTTGTTCACGGACTGCCTGGAGCAGTTCGGCAAGAAGGAGGTCAACATGCAGTTAATCAACTCAATCATTGATTCGAGCCATACCCCGACGTACAACCCGTTCATGCAGTTCTTCGCCAAGAACGGACACCGGACACCGACTGGCTGCATCAAAGCCCTGACCGACACCATCGTTGCCACAAATGTGGAACACGCATTCATGCAACTCTGCATTTACAAGTGGCTCTGCTCCGTGGTTGCAAGCATGCACGGGGAGTATTCGTTGTCCATCTTGGTCCTGTGCGGCGACCAAGGAATAGGCAAGACGAACTTCTTCCGGAACCTGCTGCCAACGGAACTGCGTTCCTATTACGGGGAATCCAAATTGGATGCCGGGAAGGATGACGAAATTCTCATGTGCAAGAAGATTATTCTCTGCGATGACGAGTTCGGTGGCAAATCCAAACAGGAGGCCAAGAAACTGAAGGAACTGTCATCCAAGCAGACCTTTAGCATCCGCAAGCCATACGGACGGGTCCACGAAGAATTGACCAGGTATGCGGTTCTCTGCGGGACATCCAACGACGAGGAAGTCATCAACGACCTCACGGGGAACCGTAGAATCCTGCCCATCGTTGTGGGTCACATTGATTGGGATGCCTATGCCGCCATCGATAAGACCGACTTGTTCATCGAAGCCTACCACGCCTACAAGACCAACGGAGCAGATGCTTGGCAACTATCCAAGGCCGAAATCACCATGCTGAACGAAAAGACCATCAACAACGTCCAGCCAGCGGTTGAGAAGGAATTGCTATTCAACTATTTTGAGATGCCAAACGAAAAGAACAAAGGCATCGGAGCGGAGTGGCTGACCAACTCGGAAATCAAAAATATCCTTGAATCCTACACCGAGCAAAAAATTAACCCGAACAAACTTGGGGCGGTTCTCAAGTCCATCGGATGCAAAAAAGTGAGCCGAGCCGAGCGAAACAACCGAGGATGCTACTACATAGTCACTAAATCAAATAGTAGTAACTATTTGCAAGGCGGTGATAATAAGCGACATCCGTACTGACATAGTCACATAGTCACTAAAAATGCGATTTTCATTTAAGAGATATATAAGCGTGTGCGTGTGTGCGTGTATGTATGTATATATATTCTCTATAGAAAAGTAGTGAATGTAGTGACTATGTGACTATAAGTGCCCCCCACGATATCAAAAACGCAGATTTTAATAGTCACTACTCAAATTTTGCAGTAACTATCAGTAACTATGCTAAGACCCTACCAAACCAAAGCCATTGGCATGATGCGGTTAAGCCTTTCCGAGGGCAAGAAACGCTTGATACTCTGTTCCCCGACGGGAAGCGGCAAGACCGTCATGTTCACCTACATGGTCGCAAGAGCCTTGGAGAAAGGCAAGCAGGCCATTATCTTCACGGACCGAGTGGAACTGCTGAAGCAATCCAACGGAGCCTTGGACCTGTTCGGAATCAAGCCGACCCTCATTGAGGCCAGCAAGACCCGGCTCGACGTTTCGGGGAATTGTTTCATCGCCATGGCCCAAACCTTCAGCCGTAGGAAGGACGCAGTCGAATACACGGACCTGCTGAACCGAATGGACCTGGTCATCATCGACGAGGCACACAAGCAGACCTTCAACCCATTGCTGCCGTACATCAACCCCAAGGCCGTGGTCATCGGAGCCACCGCAACCCCGCTCCGTCGTGGGAACCAAGAGTGCCTATCCAAGTTCTACGAGGTTTTGCATGTGCCAGTTCAAGTGCAGGAATTAATTGACCAAGGGTACCTTGCCAACCCCGTGACCTATGGCGCCAACCAAGACCTTTCCGGAATCCGCATGAAGGGGAATGATTACGACACGGAGCAAATGGCAACGGTCTATTCCAAGCGAAGGGTATTTGACGGTGTGGTCCAAAACTATGGGAGGCATTGCAGAGGGAAGAAGGCCATCGCGTTTGCGAGCAACATCGCATCCAGCAAGGAGGTCTGCGCCGCTTTGCAGATTGCAGGTCACAACGCCCGGCATGTGGATGGGACTATGGGCAAGCAGGAACGGGCCGATGTGCTGGCGTGGTTCAAGCATGCGCCCGATGCCATCCTTTGCAACTGCGACCTTATGACCACGGGCTTTGACGAGCCAACCATCGAGGTAGTTATCCTATACCGGGCAACCGCAAGCCTTCCCCTATTCATGCAGATGGTGGGCCGTGGTTCCAGGGTAACCACAACCAAGAAGGAGTTCACCATCCTTGACTTCGGGAACAACGTGCAGACCCATGGCTTTTGGGAGAACCGGCAGCAATGGTCCCTCAAAAAGAAACGCAAGAAGAAATCCGATGGCGTTGGCGGGGCGAAGAACTGCAAGGGCTGCGAGGCGATTATCCCCGTGGGGGCGATGAAGTGCAAGCATTGCGGCTACGAGTACCAGCGTAAGCCCCAAGAGCAGGGCGAAATGGTGGACCTGCACCTGATGACCAAGGCCCAGGGCATGCAGTTGGCCACGACCAGCAGCATGTACCAAAAGGCACAACTGGCGAAGGCCAAAGTAATTTCGCCGTTCTGGGTCCTGCACAACCAATGCAAGAGCAAAGCCGAAGCCTTGGAGTTCATTCGTTTTATGGGATGGAAGCCAGGATGGGCCTTCCACAATAAAGACCGTTTTCCAATCCTCAAATAATCCCATGCAAGAGTTCAAGATTCAAGCCGAGTGCTTCCAATGGCACTGGAACAACTTCCCCGACGAGCGTGGTCGCTTGTTTACAGTAAACAACAACGCCCCGTCTGCCTATGCGGGAAGCGTGATGAAAGCCATGGGCGTGGTTGCGGGGGTGAGCGACATGATATACCTGTCCGCCGCTGGTGCCGTGTTCTTGGAGTTCAAAGACCCCAAGGGCAAGCAGTCCCTATCGCAGAAATGGTGGCAGGGGGTCGTGGAGGCAGTTGGCTACAGGTATGTAGTCATCCGAAGCGTGGAGGAATTTCAGCGGGTGTTGGCTGAATGTTCTTAACTTGTTTATATCTTCGTTAAACCTAAACCAAAACCCATGAAACCAACCCCCACCGATTTCCGCCGCTGGCAGATTCACATCCGCAAGGAGTGCGTGTCTTGCAGCAAGCCCGACCGCTCCGAAACCATCAAGCCTTGGACCGTGAACTGGACCCTGCTCGGTCGCATCCTCCAAGCCAAAAACGCATGACCATGCCCTGGATAAGACCCCAAGACCAAATGCCCGAGGATAATAAACCCGTGCTGATAACCGATGTAGAAGGGCTGCAAATCGTTGCTTGGTATTCTGTAAGCAACAATATGTGGTACTCCGAGAACCACGCTTGGTTTACCAGCGAAGTCAATTATTGGATGCCAATACCCGAAATCGTTTAAGTCATGACCCCAGCACTCATCCATCATCTCGTTGACACCACCGCAATGATATTCGGCATAACCCCCGACCAGGTGCGCTCCGCATCAAGGGAACGGCCCTGCGTAATCGCTCGCAACATCGTGGCCGACATTGCCTACAACGAGTACCTATTCACCTTCATGGCTATCGGGAAGGAACTCAACCGCCACTATAGCACAATCATCATCAACTTGGAATCCTTCCACAACGATTGCAAGGCCAAGCCTCAACTCCGCTACCTACGGAGGCAAGTTTTCAACAATGCGCAGGACTACTTGCAGACTGCTGAGGGGGCGTATATTACTGACACTCTGCTACTTCCGCCCACCGAATAGCCCGAAACTACCTGCCTGCCATTGGGGGGTGCTTAACTGCATCCCCCTTTTTTTTGCAATCTTTGTGCATGCAGTCAGCAGAACAAACGATACTGGACCTCTACCGCACGGGCGAAATCCGAAAAGCCTGCCTCACCATCACGGGAGGCGACCCGCTTTGGCGGGACTTGGAGCAAGAGTGCGTGTTAATCCTATTGGAGAAAGACCCCGCCAAGATTCTGCAAATCCAGTCGCAGGGGTATTTCAAGTTCTATGTGGTGCGTTTGCTGCTGAACCTCTACCGAGGAAAAAACAACCAGTTTGCCCAAAAGTACCGTCATCACGACCTGCTTGAAGAACTGGACCCAGATTCCCCAATTCCACAAGCGGAGTACGATTCCCTCATGGACGACCTTTGGGCCATCGCCGAGGCAGAGATGGACACATGGGCCAAGGACGGGGCGTTCCCGTATGACAAGGAACTGCTGCGCCTGCACCTCCGCACGGGGAACATGAAGAAACTATCCCGTGACACGGGCATCCCGTACCGCTCCATCATTTACTCAATCGACCAAGCCAAGGCCAAAATCAAGGCCGCCATTCAATCCCATGGACACGCTGATATTTCCCCTGCTGATAAGTAGCCTCACCGCCCTCGCAATTGCCGAGTACCATGTCCTGCCCCAATGGTGGTACACGACTTGGCTGGGAAGGCACAAGCCGTTCTCCTGCGTCACCTGCCTGACCTTTTGGGTGGCGGTTTTGCTGACCTGGTCCACCTGCGGTTGGGTCCTCGCCCCCGTTTACGGCCTCGCCTCTGCGGGGCTAACCGTTGTCATCCTGCAACTGACGAACCGATGACCCAAGACGAGTTTGTCCTTGCGCAAAAACACCGCCATTACTGGGAGCAATACCAAGCCGCCCTGTTCATGCGGTTAAGCCCCGAAGCGGTCCATGACTTGCAGACCATCCTCGTGGCCCACGGCAGACCCAACACAAATTGGTGGTGTGCGGACTGCGTAAAATCGGCCCTTCAATACATTTACCAAGAGGCGGACCAATTCGCCGAAGCCAACCAGCACCAAGTCAGCCATGCCCTCAACAACCCCAACCCGTGAACAGTTCCAAACCTATGCCGACTATGGCGAAGGTGTGCGCAATAACGCCAAGCGGGGGATTGAACTTAACGAGAGGAACGGCAACAAGTGTGCTACCCAAACGGGTAAGGTCAGGGCGCAGCAACTCGCAAGCGGGGAAGGTATTTCGCTTGAAACGGTTAAACGGATGCACTCCTACCTATCCCGTGCGGAAACCTACTACGACAACGCTGACAGTTCCAGTGACTGCGGTTACATCAGTTACCTTCTATGGGGTGGCAAAGCGGCCCTTGGGTGGTCACGAAATAAACTCCGAGAACTTGGCGAACTCAACGAAGGCTGACACCGAAGCCCAAGTCCAAGCCCGCATGGATTCCCTCATGATGGTCATCACGACCCTCTGCGACTGCATTGGAGCGGTGGAGGAATCCAACTCGCCCAACGCTTTTGCCGTCAAGATGAAAATCGTGGACAAGATTGACGAACTGATTGATAAAATTGAGTACTGATGGGAGCAGGAAGGCCACGGGTATTTGCAAACCCCCAAGAACTTTGGGAAGATTTCAGCGAGTATTGCGTCAATACAAAGAAGCAACCCATCCTTGTAAAAGATTGGATTGGCCCCAAAGCCGTGGAGGTCTTTCGGGAAAAAGAAGCCCCATTGACCATGGAGGGGTTTAAATTGCACCTTTGGGACAAGGGTATTGCTGATGGGGGGAGGGACTATTTCAACAACAAAGGGGGAGCATACGAAGAATTTTCCGCAATCTGCCAGCGCATAAAGGAAGCCATCCGAGCCGACCAAATCAAGGGAGGCATGGCGGGCATTTACAACCCCTCCATCACGCAGCGATTGAACGGTCTTGTAGAAAAACAGGAAACGAGTATCACCATTGAGCAACCCCTCTTCGGGGATGGACTTTAAGTACACCACCGCTATCAAGAAAATTCGGGCGATGACCGCTCGGAAGAAGGTCATCCAAGGCGGGACAAGTGCGTCCAAGACCTTCGGCATCCTTGCGGTACTGATTGACCACGCCGCTCGGTTTCCTAAGTCGGAGATTTCGGTGGTGTCCGAATCCGTGCCTCACCTGCGACGGGGGGCGATTAAGGACTTTGCCAAGATTATGCAATGGACCCATCGTTGGGTTCCCGATCGCTGGAACAAGACCCTGCTCCAGTACAACTTCGCCAACGGGTCCACGATTGAGTTCTTCTCCGCTGATTCGGAAGCCCGCCTCCGTGGGGCAAGGCGGCAGGTTCTTTACATCAACGAGGCCAACAATATCGACTTTGACTCCTACTACCAGTTGGCCATTAGGACCAGCCAAGAAATCTACATTGACTTCAACCCAACCCACGAATTTTGGGCGCACACGGAGGTCTTGCCCGAAACCGATGCGGAGTTCCTCATCCTGACCTACCAAGACAACGAGGCCCTTCCTGATACGATACGATACGATATAGAACGAAACCGAGACAAAGCCGAAACCTCCGCCTATTGGGCCAACTGGTGGAAGGTGTACGGGTTGGGTCAAGTCGGGACGCTCCAAGGGGCAATATACGGGGATTACACGGTGGTTGAAGGGATTGACCCATCCACGATGAAATTCGTCGCCTACGGGCTTGACTGGGGGTTCAGCACGGACCCAACCGCCTTGGTCGCAGTTTACCGCAGGGGTGATGACTTGTTTATTCACGAACTGCTCTACCATCGGGGGCTGACCAACTCCGACATCGCCGTCCGACTGAAAGAGTTCGGCATTACAAGGGCGTGGGAGATTGTGGCCGATTCTGCAGAACCGAAGAGCATTGAGGAAATCTACCGCCTCGGATTCAATATCAAGCCCGCATCCAAGGGACCCGATTCAGTCAGGCAGGGGATTGACATCGTGAAGCGGTTCAACCTTCATGTGACCAAGGATTCGGTCAACTTGATAAAAGAACTCCGCAGTTACACTTGGGCCACCGACAAGGACGGCAAGGACACGGGGGTCCCAATTGACTCCTACAACCACGCCTGCGATGCCCTGCGATATGTGGCCCTCAACAAATTGGCGGTCAGCAACTCGGGGAAGTACTTGGTGGTGTAACTTTGCCACATGAACCTTGAATCCATCATTGATTTGCTTTTGATTTTTGGCAGATTCTTCCTCTTATTGGTCTTGATTTTTGCAATTGTTTCCATATTATGAAACTCGTACACTACTACCACATCTATTGCGGCGGCGGCGGCCAATGGCAACTCATCATGCACCAGCACATGATGGCCCTCTGCAACTACGGGCTGATTGAACAGTTGGACGAGATTCGGGTCGGCATCGTCGGCCCTCCCGACCAGCGGAAGGTCGTCAAGGAAATCTTGGACAACTCGCTCGTGGCTTCCAAAATCAAGGTAGTGGTCACCCGCACGAACGCTTGGGAGCAAGCAACGCTGACCGAGATGTACAAGGCGAGCCAAACCGAGGATGCCGCCTACCTGTACGCCCACACCAAGGGCAGTTCCGACCCCAGTTTGATAAACCAACTTTGGTGCAGGGCCATGATATTTTTTAACATCGTCGCATGGGAGCGGGCCATTGCAGAACTCGCCAATGTGGATGCAGTCGGTGCCTATTGGCTGACCAAGGAAGAGTTTCCCCAAATAGCGGACCACAACAACCCCGACGGGTACCCCTATTTTGCGGGGACTTTTTGGTGGGCTAAGTCGTCCCACATCCGTGAACTGGGCGAACCAGTAAGGGAACACCGCTGGCAGGCCGAGCATTGGATTGGGAAGCGGGAAGGCATGACCGTCTATAACTCCTGCAAGGGGTGGCCAGGTCCCGATAAGTTCGTTATCACATTTTAGCCATGGCCAAAATTCCCGTCATCATAACCAACTTCAACCTCTACACTTGGCCGAAGGCGATGGTCAAGAAACTGATGCGGATGCCTGGGGTTGGACCCATTCTAATCGTGGACAACGATTCCACCTACGGCCCAACCTTGGAATGGTACGAGCAGTTGAAACTGGAAGCCAACGAGGTCGCAGTCATCCGCACGGGTGGCAACTTCGGTCACCTCGTAGCATGGCAGGCCCAAATCCCGCAACAACTGTTTGACATGGGATATCCCGATTACATCGTCACGGACCCTGACCTTGACCTTTCGGCCCTGCCCGATGACACGCTCCTGCGTATGCGGGAACTTTGGTACGACCTACCCGAAAAGACCTACATGTACGA